GTCATGCTAGATGCTCGACCTGAAAACATCCGGTTTGTAAACAATCCAGATAAAGATACCGATTATTACCTAGCCAGCCAGTGTGATAAGTCTATATTCGAAGCACTAAAGGACTGTAAAGTTACACTTGTCCATGTCAACACCGAAGGCGTATATGAGTTATTAGAGAATGAAAAAGACCGTCCGACACACTTATTGAGTGGATTTACGACTGTGGGAATGATGGCGATGGTCCTAGCCAAACTGTCAGGATATAAACATATTTACCTGTTTGGCATGGATTCCAGCTACAAGGACGGAGATCATCACGTTTACTCTGTGACGAATAATGATAATGTGATAAAGGCTAGGATACACGAGCAGGAATTTGATGCAGCACCGTGGATGTGCCAACAGGCGCGAGACTTTCAGAATTTAGCGCGTGAATTCGCGCAAGATGATGTCATAATAGAAGTATGTGGTAGCGGTACACTTTTACACGCGATGGCGCAAGCCATGACTAAACCGATAACAACGAGGATTTAACAATGGCAATACCATCAAGAGTTTTAGCAGCCGGTAATTCACCCTTATCTTCAACCGTAATCTGCGGAGACGGTGCAACTGGCCTGGTCGCAGTTGGCACGACAGCTTCAGACGCACTGCAACTGTCTGCTGTATTTAACACGATTACAACCAGCTCAGCGAGTACAGGCGTTAAACTACAGCCTACCGAAGTCGGTATGGTAGTTGGGATACGCAACGATTCTGGCCAGACGGTAACGGTTTACCCGTACTCAACCGCCAGCACCATTAACGCAGGTGCAACCAGTGTTAGTTTGGCCACTGCTAAGACGATGATAATATTTGCAACTTCAGCCACCACACTTGCCAGCGTTACCACAGCCTAAAGGGATAAAACTATGCTTGATTCAGACAACCGCAATGCAGATGAAAACCTAAACGTAGAATTCTATTATTCTAAAGAGCCGCGTTATGAAGGGAAACCGTTTGTAAAGATTATCATCCCGTCTGACAAGCATAACTGTCCTGAAAAGCTGGTTGATGAAGATATCAAAAGACGTTTTCCTCGGCAGTGGTTACATTTCCAGATGCAGCATGATAATAACCATGTCATCGGTACGCCACTGGCCGAGTGGAACGCAAAGCACCCAGAAGAATTAAGCGACTACCAGATGGAGGAATTGTACATACTTAAATTCCAGACCATTGAGCAACTGGCTAATGCTACTGACAGCCAGATTCAGCGCATAGGCATGAACGCCCAGGGCTTACGAAGTAACGCGAAAAGATACCTAGTATCACTGAATCAGTCACAGTCTGAGCTGAAAGCAAACTATGCTGCCAGTGAAGTAGACGAGCTGAAGAAAATTATTGCCGAGATGCAGATTGCTATGATGGAAAAGTCTGAAACTCGCAAAGCTGGAAGACCCAAAAAACAACCAGAGGAATAAACCATGTCCAGCACCATGTTGCAGTTGGTTCAGCAGGTCACCGGTGAACTCGGAGTATCAACACCAACCAGTGTTGCTGGTAACACGAATCAGGACATAATCCAGATACTTGCATTGATGAACGCTTGCGGGTATGAGCTATTACGTAAAGCTGATTGGCGTGAATTAACAAAACAACACCAGATTTACACCGAATTTTTGACCACCACTGGGACGTATACAACGGCTTCCAGAGAAATAACCGGCATACCGTCAACTACCGGCCTTGATACGACCTACATAGTAACAGGCACGGGAATACCACAGAATACCTATATTAGCAGCGTGGATTCAGGTACGCAAGTAACAGTCAATAAGGACTTTACATCAGCGGCCACAGCCGGTGATATTTACTTCCAAAAACTGCAATATGATTTACCTTCCGACTATGAAAGTATTGTCCCGCGTACCCAGTACGACTTAGACAAAAAGTGGGAAATGCTTGGTCCTGAAAGTCCACAACAATGGGAATTCATCTTGTCGGGATTTATTTCCACCGGACCGCGGGTACGATGGCGTTTACTAGGCTCGTACTTTCAGATATGGCCAGGATTCTCAAATGCTGAATTACTAGGATTTGAGTATCGCTCTAACGGCTGGGCAATGTCGGCTGCCAGTGTGCCTAAAACGTCCTTTACGGTGGACACCGATACTTGTATTTACCCTAGCAGACTGATGGTCCTATTCACCAAGCTGAAGTACTTTGAAGCCAAAGGCTTCGACACTACAGCCATGTTTAGAAATTACACCACTGAATTGGAAGCAGCGATGGCACTCGATATGTCATCTGCTAACCTGTCATTCGCGCCAAGACCTGGCTCGGTCCTCATCGGCTACGACAATATTCCGGACAGTGGTTATGGCACTCCGTGATTTAGTCCAGAAAACAGCGGCCAGTGTTGCGTCTGTCCCGTCACCAATAGGCGGGTGGAACGCTCGTGATTCGATTGCCAACATGGACCCGGTGGATGCTGTACAACTGACTAACCTATTCCCTAACGTCAACAATGTCGTTTTAAGAGGCGGATACATCGACTGGGCTACTGGTCTGCCCGGACAAGTACAAACCCTTGCAAACTACTCTACAGGCACTGCAAACAAGCTATTTGCGTGGGCAGGTACGGATATCTACGATGTCACTACAACCGGCGCGGTCGGTCCTGCTGAAACAACGCCAGTTTTGACAAACGCTAAGTGGGAATACATCAACGTCACGACAGCCGGTGGAAGCTACTTGTACGCTGTCAACGGTACAGACGCGCCATTGTTATACAACAATACAACGTGGGAAAGCATTACTGATGTCTCGTCACCGATAGCAATTACTGGTATTACTCCAAGCACCGTACTATCCAACATTGCGCTGCATAAAACACGCGTCTGGTTTATTCAAAAAGACACTTTGAAAGCATGGTATTTGCCTACCAATGCGGTGGGTGGCGCAGCACAGGCACTGGATATGTCGGCTATTGCAAGGCTCGGTGGTACGCTGGTTGATGTAAGCACTTGGACGATAGACGCTGGGTATGGTGTCGATGATAATTTAGTTTTTATTACGTCTAAAGGTGAAGCCATTGTATGGTCTGGCACTGACCCTAGCGACCCTGATGCCTGGGCGTTGATTGGCGTGTGGACCGTAGGCGAGCCGATTGGAAATAGATGTCTACTTAAATACGGCGGTGACATCTTACTGTTGACGATGGACGGGTTAGTACCTTTGGCCGGTGGTCTACAGTCATCGAGACTAGACCCACAAGTTAACCTATCAAACAAAATTCAAGGCGCATTTGACTTTGCAGCCATGAATTACAGGTCTAATTTTGGTTGGCAAATTTACTATTCAGCCAAGCAAAACGCTGTCTGGGTGAATGTACCTATCAGTGAAGGCAGTCAACAGCAGCAGTATGTGATGAATAACACGACTAAAAGCTGGTGCAACTTCACAGGATGGGAAGCCAACTGTTTCGAGACATTCAGCGATGACCCGTATTTCGGCGGCAATGGCGTGGTGGCGAAGGCATGGACATCCAGCTATGTTGATGGCGTGGCCAACATTCAATCGCTGGCCCTTCAGGCTTTTAACTACTATGAAAGCCGTGGCGTGAAGAAATACTTCACCAGAGCGCGACCGTCAATATTCACAGACGGCCAGCCAGCAATAGCCATTGGAATGAATGTAGACTTCGACTTGAGCGACACCACTGCTGCACTTAGTTTCTCACCAGTCGCAGTTGGGCTGTGGGACACTGGATTATGGGACACAGCACTGTGGGGTGCAGGGCTGCAAATAACCAACAACTGGCAAGGCATTACTGGTATTGGATACTGCGGCAGTATACAGTTTAAGTCATCAAGCTCAGGCATACAGATACAGTGGGCAAGTACAGATATTGTGTATCAGACCGGATGGGCTGGAATTTAATTAATTAATTGAGGTAATAATATGGCACTTTTTGGACTGTTTAAAAAAGCAAAGAAACCACCGGCAGCACCCAATTACCAACAGGTGCAACAGAAGCAAGCAGAAGCCGACACTGAGACAACTCAGGCGCAGCTGCAATTGAATAACCCTAACCAAATTAACCCGTTTGGCAGCCAGACTACTACCTACGATGAAACAGGTACGCCAACGGTCACCCAGAAATTGACTGATGATTCCCAGTCTGCACTAACCGCACAGCAGCAGACACAGAAGATGCTTGCAGAGTCTGGCGCAGCAGCAGCTAAACGCTATCAGGATATGATTAACCAGCCGTTTAACCCTAACTTGCCGGGTATCCAGACCAGTTTTAATCAGGGTGGCAATATTATGTTAAACCCGAATCAGATGGGCGCATTTGACAAGTCTGCCAGCGGTGACTTCACAGGCGGCAACATAACCACTGACCCAAACACGGACCGATTTGGTGAAGCCAGTGGCGGTTATCAAGGCGGAAATATCATGCTTGATTCGGGCATGAGCCGATACGGTGATGCAAGCGGTAATTTCACAGGCCAGCAAGCAAGGACTGACCTTGACCTGTCCAACGTGGCTAAAATGCCAGTCAACGCAGGGATGACTGGACAACAAGCAATTATGTCCAGACTTGACCCGCAAATTCAACGCATGGATGAGCGAGCCAGACAGAGACTTGCGAATCAAGGACTGACCTATGGCGGCGAGGCTTACAACCGTGCAATGGGTGATGTTAATCAAAGCAATAATGACCTGTTAAGCCAAGCCGCACTGCAAGGCATTGGACTTGATATGTCTGCTAATCAGCAAGGCTACAATCAGGCACTAAGTAATGCTGGCTTCTACAATCAGGGCGTAGGCCAGAATTACCAGCAGGGCATGGGTAGTCAGGCTGCCCGCAACCAAGCGTTATTGCAGAATCAACAGGCGGCATTGGCAAACCAGCAGTCGCTTAATCAGGCACAGCAACAACAGTATGGCCAAGGTATGGACACACAGGCCGCTAGAAACGCTGCCATTGCCCAGAATAAACAGGAAGCGATTGCCCGAAGCCAGTTTGCCAACCAAGCCCAACAGCAAGGATTCACGCAAGGAATGTCTCGCCAGGATGCGATGAACGCGGCCATAGGCCAGAATCAAAGCAGCGCATTGGCTCGCCAACAAGCGATGAATCAAGGTCAACAGCAGCAATTTAATCAGGACTTGGCTCGCGCCCAATTCGGAAACACAGCCCAGGACCAGTCGCTCAATCAGCAGCTCCAGCTTAGGCAGCAGCCGTTGAATGAAGTCATGGGTTTAATGGGTGGCTCACAGATTCAACTGCCGCAATTCCAGGGCTATCAGGCT